ATTCGCCACCATCCCAACAACCGTCAAAATCCCCAAGAAACGTCATTCTCATTATTCGCCGTCGAGGCGTGCGCTCGATAACCTAGTCCTAGCTCCCGTCGACTATGGTGACCACATTTTCAATGAAGAGCCACGCCTCCGGCTTGTAGCGGAAAGAGAATTCGTGCCGATGGTCCCATTCAGACTCGACGAGGCTCCAAAAGTCGACGCTCCTGTTTGGGCACCGATCGATCAGTTGGGCCCGGTCCTCCGTCAACAGGTACCGGTTGTCACTGGCAATGATTTTAAAAGTATGCTCGCTGCCTTCAATAAGCGTTGCAACTTCCATAGTGACAAGAGAGTAGATCCCAGTATTGTGAAGGAGAGCTTTAAGTTAGCCTCCCATGTTTTCCCGCATTCCCAGCCCTTTGATTGGACCCAAGATATCTTTGACCGTTGGATATCTAAGTTCGGTCATGACAAACAACAGCGTATGCACGCTGCTTTGCTGAAGTTGCATGATGTGGACTTCCGCACCCTTAACACCAAGTCTCTAATGGTCAAGGGTGAAGTGCTTTTAAAACGGAATGACCCATCTTGGGCACCGCGCGTTATTTATGTCGGTTCAGACGAGTACAACGTCCTGACAGGACCTCTTATGGATGAATTCAACAAGAGGCTCAACGCTGCGTTAGACATGTTTTCGGACGATAGTGTTGATAAAGTCATTTTCGCCTACACTAAGAAAGATGTTGATATAGCTAATCAACTTTATTCTTGTGACCGCTATTTTGAAGGCGACTTTTCCTCAAATGACAAAAGCCAACTATCGGATGTTCACGAAATTTTTGCACACTGGTTAAAACGTTCGGGAGCCCCTCGTTGGTTTGTCCGTTTTTACGTAGCTAATTCAAAGGAGTTTAGAGTGAGGTCGTATGATTACGGTATCAGTGCCACAATTCAAAATCAGTTGGCCACCGGTGGCACTGATACGACCGCCAGAAACTCTGTATGGAACTTCTGCCTTTGGTATAGCTTTATTAGGAAAAACAAAGTAAAACGAACAAAAGTAGCAATTCTTGGTGATGATATTGCTGCCGGAACGGATAGCAAAGGAATTGACGTTCCTTCGTGGATAGAACACTGTGCCTCTGCCGGAATGCGTTTAACCGCTACTGAGAGGAGGTTCTGGTGCGATTTAAGCTTTCTATCCCGTTTCTTTGCTCCTAAGGGTCAAGATAATGTTATGATCCCACTCATCGGTAAGGCTTTGTGCCGGTTCAATGCCCGAGCCAACCGCAATCAAGATGTGAGTGACGATCAGTATATTTGCGGAAAGGCCCTTTCTTACGCCTACGAGTTCCGGCACGTTGCTTATCTCCGTGACGCATTTCTTTCCCGTGCTCATCTTACGGGTGTTCCTTTTGAGAGTGTCAATCTTCATGATTTAACTTGGTTTGCCAAACAAGGCGTCTCCGGTGCCCGAGACGTTTATCAGTCTATTCTCGATGAACCCCTTGTACTTTCTGATGATGAGTTCTTGGAAGTCGTCATGGCCAAATACGATATAGGGCTCTACGACATGGATGAACTGCGCGACCGATTGATCCTGAGTTCCTCAGTTGAGGTTTTCAGTGACGAGAGGTTCTACCAGTTTGCCCACGAGCTTTAGCTAGCTTGGTTTATTCTCACTGGTATTATGTCAATCGTAAGCTTGGTCCCCTTTAAGGACCCGGCG